TTGAAATTGTATTGGTATGTGCGTTTTGTTGAAGGAAAGATTTGTTCTACCTGAATATTATCTGGGCCACCCAAATAATCTGCGAATGATAATACACCTGACATATTGTTCTCCTGAGGGAATAAAGTATGGACACTGCGGTATCCATACTATTATTTATGTTGCTTTTGCGAACAAGATTCTGTGTCCAGTAATACGAGTAATACCACCACTGATGCCTACGGGTAATACTGCGTATGCTTGTAATTGTATTAGTCCTGGCGAATTTATAGTATCTTCAAAGGCACGCAACATTATTGTATTACCATCATTGAACACATCTCCATATATAGTTATATAAGGTGTGCTTGAACCTATTACAAGACATTCAATTATTTGATATCTAGTCACATCTGTGGTATTTTCAACATTTAATATGTATTTGGCACTACTATAAGTGTCTCTAGACCAACCATCAATAGCTCTGTAAGTTGTAGGATCATAATATAAACTATTATTATATTTTGCCCAAATTGCTGTAGTTATTATATTTTTATATTCAATGTCAGGTCCAGGAACTGTACTACTAGTAATTTGAATTATATCACCTGTGACAGTTGCGTCATTATCAACAATTAAGTTGTTTTGAATTTCTACATCATTGCTGATAACAAATCTATCTCCTCCAGTTTCGCTCCACATAATTGTAGCATCAGTGGCTCCTCGTTCAAATCTAATAACAACATCATCACTACCAGTGCCATCACTGTTCAATATTAAGTTTGCGCCTTTAACTGCTAAGTCATTACCGATGGTAGTTGTTCCTGTGCTTGCACCAATATTAGTTGCTGTGCTTGCGCCACCTATGTTCAATGTAGTAGCAGTTGTGTTTAATAAATTAAATGTTGTTTGTGTGGTTGTAATATCACCACCATTGACTGCTAAATCCTTGTTGACAACTGCGTCCCATCCAATGATTGTTGTGCCGCTGGCAGTTGAACCGATGTTAGTTGTTGTGCTTGCACCGCCAATGTTTAGTGTTGTTGTTGTAGAATTTAATAAATTAAATGTTGTTTGTGTAGTAGTTAAATTACCACCATTTACAGCCAAGTTACCTGTGACTCTGGCATTAGCATCAAACCAAGCATCTGTGACTACACGCAGATCACCATTGACATCTAAGGTATAACTTGGTGTTGAATCATTGATGCCTAACTTACCAGAGTTGAACCATTGGTCTGTGGTATTGAACTGTAGTCTATTTCCGCCACCAAGATTAAAACTTACTAAGTCGCTGCTGCCTGCTTCATTGGTAATGATAAATGTGCGTTCATTATTGGTCATGGCAAACTGAGTTGTTGCATCTAAACCACTGTCAATGTGCAGTTCATAACTTGGACTACTATTGTTAATACCAACTCTGTTGTTAACACTGTCAACAAATAATGCACCATTATCAACTGTTAAGTTCTTTGGAATAACTGTATTACCAGTGCTATCCAATAATGTTAGTTCATTGACTACTGTGCCATTACCGCCAAACCACGGAGCACCTGTGCCTGGACTTGCACCATTGTATTGACGCACATAAATTTGACCACCGCTGTTGCTTAGTCCAGCATTGTCACCTGTGGCAATTTCTAAATAACCTAGATCATCTCCAGTTGATCCTGCACCAACAAACCAAGGATCATCTACAGTAGATTTACCACGAATACCATATTGAGGATTTACACCATCTGGCTGTGTTGAGAATGTTAAGAATGGTGTTGTGCTATTAATATCTACTTTGGTAAAGACACCAGGTAATGGACCAACTGGACCTCCACCGCCGCCTGGATTAGGATTGTATGGGAATCTACCTTTATTAAAATCAGTATTACCTGGATTGCTGAATGCACCGAATCGCTTTTTAATACCCATACGTGCTTTAATAAACCAACGACGATATGTAGCACTATTAGCAGGCACATTTGTAATAACATCTCTGATTATTTCACCATTGGTAAATGTAGCAGTATTTCCTTCTGGCACAATCTTTTTCAATAATTTATAATTGTCCACTTCTGGAAAGTCATATAAATTCACGGCTGTCAATGTTTGTGTTGTGCTAGTATCTACTATATAAGTGCCTAGACCACCACTGACAGTATAAGTTCCAGCGGCTTGAACTGTTACAGCATCTTCAATTCTAACTGTGTTTGTTCCAGCATCAATTTCAATGATAAAACTACCATTAGGAATACCAGTGCCGGTTAATGTATTACCAACTATTAATCCTGTGACATCGTTCAGTGTTAACAATGTGCTAGTTGAACTGGCAGGTGCTCCACCCGATACAAATGTTTTACTTGAGGGTGTGTTTGTAAGTTGACTTACAATATAAATGTCTGTGGCTAAATCAATCTGATCTCCAGGATTAATACTACCATAAGTTGTATCTGTAACAGTTAATAATCCTTGACCTACTGGGGCACCATTACTGCCAGTGCCAGGAACTATAGTGCCTGTAATTGGATGTTGGTCCCAACCTTCTGTGTAATATAATTCTATTTCATCATAGGGACCGCCTGTTGTAGGAACAGTAACTTGTAATTGAAAGTTTGGAATAGCAGAATCAGCATCTACACTGGCAATAACTACATCAGGAGGTTGAGGTAAGTTTGGACTTGCTCCATAAACACCAATACCAATGTTTGCTTCTGTGGTAAATTCTGTGATAGGTTCAATGGTATACACATCGCCATTATATTCAAGTGCTTGAATCTGTGCTACTAAACCACCTTCTTCAGTTTCTTGTTCTTTGACACGCATTACTCTAAACAGTTTTGGCGACCAGTCATATAAATCACTGTAAACGTTAATTATATCTCCGGCCTGCGTTTGTATGCCATATTGATTACTGGTAAATTCAATAACTAAATCATCGCGACTTTGACGCAGTTCCATTTGGCCTAATAAGTCTGCCTGCATACTGTTATTACATAAGTCTAGGCCCATGCGTAATTGATTGTCAGGCTCATTGGGATTTCTTTGATTCGCTGGCAATTCTGTTCTAGCATAGGCCTTTTGATCGCGATTCCACCTGTCATAGAATTCTGCTTCAACGCTGTTATATAAGTCATCTAATCTAGTAGAACTAATATTAATACCAGATATAATGTTATCGTCTGTAAATGTTAATAAATTCGGTGCAGTAGTAAAGAAAGTAGTTGAACTTATACTGCCACTGGTGCTGGTTGTATATCTACCCTTTTGTCCTGATGTTTCACCTGCAGTTAATGGAGTAATCTGTGCCGAGATAGTGCCAATTAGCGTGCCTGCACTATTATAAAGAAGTTGTCCTGCTTCTATTCTACCTTCTTCAAAATTTGAGACAGTTAGTGTGCTGCCACTGCGGCTTGCTGTAAAATATGTGGCTGTATCTGCGGGATCACCTGCTGTAATAGCCTTCTTGATAACTGGGCTCCATAGTCCAGTGCTGACATCATAGCTCATCCACGCACCAGCGTTTTGAAGTATGGTATCTATGTTAGTTTTAACTTGATTGTTGGTATCTATCAATCCATTAATATCATAGCGTGTGGCAAATTGATTAGTATTTCCATATTGATCAGTGTAAGTTATATCTTCATTACAAAAGTTAGCCCATGCAGTTTTTGCTGTGCTATCAATATAAATTGAATCAATACCTGCACCATAACGCTTGCTGGTCATGTAATCATACCAAACATCTGCTGGATTGCTGACATTGTTAGCAAGTTTGAATGTCATAGTTGGCAAACTAGTAAATCCTTTTTCAGCATTAAATGTTACTTTGACAATGGCATATACCAATCCACTCATATTGTAAGTTGGATCCCAACCTATTGTAGTATTTGGATTAGGCCAAAAGTCAATGGCGCTTATTTTGTTGCCAGAATAACTTGGATAGATTTGATTTGGTGCCGCTGTGCCTCCAGCATAAACTCTAATTTCAACCAAACTTGTAGTGTCATTTACTTTAAAGTTTGTATCAATAAAATCTTCATAAGTATCAGCACGACCGGTGCCTACGCCTGTAACAGCACATGTAAATGTTGATCCTACTTGATAAGTTACTCCACTAGTTCCAGCGGTAGTGTTCCATTGAGCCTGTGTAGTTGTGCCTAATAGTGTAATTTTATAACTTCTACCTACAACAAATGCAGTGGCCACCGTGTCTATTGGACTTACTGTTTTACGACCATCTTTAACTAGATGAGATAAGTTTGTAGTATTAATTGGTGTTAGTCTTAGATCATTCCAGTATACAGCATCAACACCATATACTGCATTAGGATTATTACAAGTTTCACTTAACACAATACAGTAATACATTGTGTTGTTGATTTTTTGATCTGTGCTGATTAATCTAGCATCTGTAATAATACCATTTACATAAGCATTACCATATAATACTGGAATCTTATTGTTGGTTTGTGGAGGAACTTGAACTCTACCACCTTGATTAACATCACTGCTATTGTTACGTTTATTAGCATTACCATTGATAATTCTACTGGTAACAAATGCTGCTCCGGTTGCTACCAACCATGATGTAGCAATAAAAGCCGCTGTGCCTGCGGCAAACCACCATCCTGCAACCACACTTCCTAACCACGCAAATGCCGGCATAATTAAAATTCCAATCTATAATAGTTATAAGTGCGTCCATCTGGAGCCACTTTCAAATCCTGCGTAAAATTCAATTTAATACGACGGAATATTGTTTCAAATACACTATCATTACTATATGAATATACCGCTTTAACATTTAATCCTTTTGCATAATCGCAGAGTTGATGTAAATCTTTTATGTAAGCAAATGTTGATGTTTCCTTGCCCATGCTGTGAAACTCAATTTCATTGTCATCTAACTTTAGTAAGAAAACTATATTTCCAAATTTAACTAATTTGGTATTTGGATTAAGTTTCATTTTAGTATTTAACTTTTTAAATTCATTAAAGCCTCGTTGCTGATTCTTATAATGATCACAGAAATAATTATACACAATCTTTTTTATTTCTTTGTCTTCTTGAATATCTGCATAACTTGTCATTGTCGATCCTTACATGTCATGAACAGGAACTTGTCCACCGCCACCTCCCGGTTTGCCACCTCCCCCTCCTCCACCACCATTGCCAACAGTGCCTGTTTGTTCTGGCACATATTTCTTACCAAAGTCAAAACTACTGTTAAACAATGTTTCAACACGATCCATACTGCCATCAATATAAGCATTGACATGTTGAAACTGCAATGATAATCCTGTGCCATTAGTCAATGTAAGTGGTGTGCCATTATAAGTTGCACTCAATCTAAAATTATCAGCAGTCAATGGTGCTAAAACATAATAAGTTGTATTGGCAGTTAATCCTAGTTGTGTAGTGCCAACATATTTTAATTGTTGCCCAATGCCTAAATGATGATTTACTGAAGTCAATGTATTAGTACCTGTGATTGATGTAATGATTTTATTATACAATTCCGACCAATACTCCTGATAATCTTTTCTATTTGTTCTGCGTCCACTGACTTTATTTTCAAGCACGCCCATGATACTTGATGCAATAATAGTAATTGTATGCGTAACATCTGGTTCTTGATTAATAGTATCTACGTCTTCTTGAACACTAAAATTACTAATGACGCCGGTAAATCTTCGGTATACTTCATCGGCAATAACCTCTTGTGTTTGATAATCAAAGAAAGCACGATAGATATTAATTTCACCGCCTTTAATTGGCTCACCTAATACTGCGGAAATATATTCAGGAGGAATAGCACTTAGTGTGACTTGTATTTCATCATTGGCATTACTGAGATTGCTTTGTATTTCACTGACAGTTAAAAAACCGGCCAATGCTAGATATACTGGACCAGTGCCAGCAGGATATTGAACACTTTTATAACAGTTACTAATATAATAAGTTGTGCCATCTAATGTTAGGTCAATGAGAACGCCATGTTCAATACTGCGTTCTGTGTCTACTGTGGTAATTGTTGTTGTCATTGTATTTGCTCAATTAATTCAATGTCACCTGTAAGTTCTACAAGTTGTCCTGGCAGATATCTAATCTGTGGAAGTTTGGCCACTAACACATTGAATAGTGCGGCTCGTGGACCAAGTCTAACTGCTGTGTTAGTTGATACTGTGCCAATAAATCCTCGGTTCAATGGAACACACGCAGTAGGAGTTGATGTTGGACCAGTGCCATTAAATGTTATTGATCCAGCTGTCATTGCTGTAGTTGAAGTAACACTGATATTTGGACTACTTGTAGAATTATTGATATTATCAATATAAGTTATCCCGCCAAATGCTCCAGTGCCGCTGGTTCTAGATATAATCTGCCCCACACTTAGATTAGCCAGTGAACTTAGACCGGTAATAAAAGTTCTTGTTGCAGTACTGGTAAATCCTACATTGCTGCCAGGACTACTAGCATTGGGAGCATTTGTTAGCAAATATACACCTGCTGGTTGAATAGTTCCCGTAACGCCTGTGACTGCTGTGGGAATAACAACATCTGCTGTAGCAATATACGGATAATAAAATCCTGCAGGTCTAAGATAATCACCTTTTTTAACCAAATACAATCCAGCAGTTATAGTTGTTGAATTTACATTAGTTAAAACAATCTTAGCACCTGTGGTATCACTGCTGGCTTGATAACTTGTTAGTGCGTTGTTAGCACCAGCGTTGCCTTGATAGGGTATCATCCAACTGTTGCCTAAATTAGCCAATGCTGTTGTTGCACTAATGTTATTAAGATAAAATCCATGTGGCTCATATCTATCATTGGTAAACAATGGTTCTAATATTTCTCTGTATTCAGCGGCAGTCCAAATAGGTTTGGGAGTAACTGTAAATCTAAATGGATTGGCCCAGTTGCGACTAACAACACTGATCCTACCACTGCGGCTAACTGTTTGTGCCACTAACTTACTGCGATTAACTTCTATGCCAACCGCTGTGTCTATAATTTGTTGCATTGTCATTATCTACGACTCCTTATTGGTAATTGGCGTCTGCCTTGTTCCGCCACATTGTGAATAAACTCTGGATCACGGGCTAACATACTTCTAAAACTGCTGGCATCCACTGCTTGAATAGTATAAGTTACATTAGTAACATTTGTTTCCCCACCGCCAAATAGTTTATCATTGGGAACAATCATACCTGAACCTTTGGGTATAAACATTTCAGGACCACGCTCGCCAACCAGTGTAGGTCCATCAATTGGTCCGCCTATAGCTGCTCCACCATATGTTCCACCTAATACACTTCCACCGATAAACGGTGTGTTGCCACCGAAACTACCGAATAGACTACCAAGTAAGGTTGTTACTAATTTATTACTCTGTGCTCTTACTGCTTCTGCTATTAAACTATTGAATAAATCTTTGAAACTTAGTTTACCAGTTTGAACGAATCTAACCATGCTGTCTTCAAAGCCGCGTGTTAATGTTTGGAATGTATTTCCTGCTTGTGCAAAACTGTTGTTGCCATTTTCTACATATTGGCGATATGCTTTTGCCCATCCTGCCGAGAAATCTTGTTGCTGTGCTGCCTGTGCTTCTTGATTAGCAATAGTATTATTTTTGCGTTCTGCAATTAAATCATTGACTTCTTTTTCTTTGGCCAATCGTTCTGCATATGGCAAGTCTTTAATATCTGCAATCTGTTTTAGTAATGCTAATCTTTGTTGTTCAATGTCAAATAGTGCTTGTGCGTTTGCTCGTTCTTGATCAGTCATTGTAGCAGCATCTAATGCGAACTTGGCTTTATCTGCCATTTCTTTATTTTGATTTGCTAGTTCATCCACAATTTTAAGACTGCCTGCTACTATATTACCGATGCGAGTTTCTTCTTGTGCTAGTTCTTCTGCAATCTTTTGACGCTGTGCTTCTTCTTCGGTATAGATTTTAATATTGAGTTGACTTCTTACTTTAGCAATATCATTAGCGGCTTTTTCTGTAAATTTACTTACACTTGCTAATGTTTCTTTGGCTTTTTGTTCTTGTGATATTCTTTCCCTATTTTGAATTTCAGCCACAGATTTTGCAATATTACTACGCATTTCAATATTAATTTTTTCAATATCTCCAGCACCGCGTATTTCTATTTCTTTTTTAGCATCTTCTGTATTTTGAGTAATGCGTAATTGGCTTTCGGCGATAGCCTTTAATGTTGCTTCAGGTGTAGCACCATATCTTCCTGCTGTTGGAGTAGTAGGTCTTGTTACTGCTGCCGAACCAGGAGTTTGACTTAGCTTTAATAATTTTTGTGTTTCAACATCTGTTTCTGCTTTTGCTTTTAGATCTTGTTTAAATTGATTACGAAGTTTATTTGCTTGTTCGTCAAATCCACTTATTCTTAAACTTGCTACTTGTAATCTATTTAAGAATGCATCAAAACCTTTAACATCATATTCGGATAAGAATTGATTAACAGACTTTGCCAGTTGTCCAAAGTTATTGATCAAGCCTTTTTCTAATGTAGCAGCCATTTGATCTAGTCGCTTTTGGAATTCCGCTAGATTTTTAATATTCTCATCTGTAAATGCGTCTTTACCTGCTTTAACCTGTGTCCAGTCAATCTTAGCGGCTTCTTTACCTAATAGTTCAACTGCTTTAGCACTACGCACAGCAGGATCACTAATATCTGCTAATCTACTAATAACATCTTGTGTAATATCACTGGTACTTCTTAGTTTTCCGTTAGCGTCTGTAACGAATACACCCAACTGTTGAAATGACTTTTGATATTTTTCATTGCCAGTCATTGCTTCACCAATGGCCACTGATAATTTAGTTGTTGCTTTGGCAAAACTTTCTGTATCGCCGCCTGCGGCAATTATACTTTGTTTTAAATTCATCAACTCGCCAGCACTAATACCAGTGGCATCACTTAAATCTTGAAATTGATCAGCAATATTAACTGCTCTTAATCCTAAGGCCGCAAATGCACTTGTAACCGCTGCCACAGCACCGGCAGTAACACCTAATCCGGATGTCAAACTACCTAGTGTATTATTCAATCCGCCAAACTGTGTGCCTAAATTGGCAACATCATTGCTAAGATTTTTAATGGCAGTGGCACCTTCAGTCTTAACTTTTACTGTGAAGTTCTCTATGGTTGCCATAGTTTATCCTTTACTTTGTTTCTTGATATACTCTTGTATAAACTTTTCTGTTGGTTTAGTCATACCCTGAGGTGCTTGATTGCTATAACCAGCATCTAATCTCTGTGCATAAGCATAATCTGCTTGTATTTCATTACCTTGTAAGCGTGTGTTTCTTCTAGCATTGCCACTACGGATAGGAGTTTCGGCTTTGAAATAGTTATAGGCTTCTCGGGCTAGATTATTAGGATCTAATACCTTTTCTAATTCTGTGAGTCTTTTAACTATTTCACCACTCATTATAACTTTTCCTTGTCTTTATCTTTAACTTTTTTCATCATTGCCATCATTTGCTCTTGTGTAAGTTTAGGAGTATCTAACTTACCTTCTGCTTGATTGCGTTGATGTTCTTGCCAAGACATCATAACATCATATACCATAATATCATATGTAGTTGCGTTATCACGAATATAACTAGGTAATTGTCCATATTCTTTTGCTAATGCTCCTATTGTTATTAATTTGGCTGACTGCCAGTCTCTGGGATTGATGTCTTGGCTTTTGACTTTCCCAAGCGGTCATTAATTGCTGATAATGCTCCTAATGATAAATCAATTGGTAACATACTATCTTCGGCAATAACTTTTTCACCTTGTTCATTTAGTATTAGACTACGCATTAATGCTGATAATTTATCACCATCTTGATCGCTTTGACTTTTGAAGAAGTCGAAGTATGTGTTGATATCCACGCTGTCGTATATATAGAAATCAATTTTCTCACCATACGCTTCTATGATTTCGGGTGTATCAATCTCAATTTTAATTAGTTCGGGTTTTTTTGCGAAGTTACCTATGTTCATATCTTATTTTCCTTCATATCTGTTTTTTAAGTAATGTATTGTAGTCAATACGAATCTTAATCTTACTTCTGCTTGTTCTAAATCTTTTTTAGCACAGCGTATTTCACTCAGTGATTTTGCTGTTTCTGCTTCTAGACTTAGATATATCTCTATATCTGTTTTGTCATCGAATATCATAATATCTCCTATCAGTGTTATTTATACATTATTTCAGCCGTAGAAAAAGCACCCGAAGGTGCTTAATCTCTTCCCATCCCTTTGAGAATTAACTAACTGTATAGTCGCCTGTTACTGCGATAGTAACTGGACCAACCCATACAGGACTATCAGCTGATACTGTTGGTGCTAGACCAGTGATATAGCCTTCGCCGGAAATAGTTTTACCTGTTCCGCCTGTGTTTGTATCACCTAAGTATAAACTGAAGTGTGTCAATGTCTTATCTTTGCTTAGACCAAAGATACCTTTGTTAACTGCCACAGGAGTGCCTGTGCCTGATCCAAAGAATACGGTTTGATCCAATACTAAGTTAAGACTTAGACTGTTTGTTGCTGTGGTAGCAACTTGTTGTTTAGAACCACTGTCTAATTGTGTCCATGTAAAAACATCATTGGCGTTATTAACGGTGATGTTTTGAATCGCTGGAACAACTAGGTCAGCAGTATCTCCACTTACACTTAGGTTAAGTGTCATTTGAACGCCACTTACACCTGGTGCTGGAAATATGTATGCCATATTATTTTCTTCCTTATGCTAAATTTGCGAATCTATATTGGCCCTCATAGACAACTCTATCGTTGTCTATGCTGACTGTATAGTCGAACAAGCGTGTATATACGCCTGTAATGGTAGTGATATCTTTAGCACTACCGAGGATTGTCAATGCCGAATCTAAATCTGTGTTTCGATTTTTTGCATCTACTGTGAGATACCATCTAACGATAGTTACTTTTTGATTGATTTGTAAGCTACCTAATGTCGGTAGTAATACATCTTCTTCAGTGTAGGGTTCATCTAGATATACTCTACGAGCATTCTTAAGATAGAGAGGGTTAGTACCTTCTTGCCAAGGCAGTTCCTGACTGGTTCTTATGGAATCAGTTAGTTCAGCCGTTAGATAAGTTAATAGTTCTGTTCTCATCTTACACGAACTCTGTTTACAGTAGCAGCCATCTTGTCTGCGGTATCAATGGTGCCATTTTCGCTGAAGTCATACCAGTCACCGGCTTCAATTACTTCGTCAAATAATACATTATAACTGTCCTTGTAGAACTTAATTTTTGCAAACTCAGCACTATCAGGATTGCCAAAGTCAGCAACTGTAGGATAGATATATTCCATTAATGCAAAATACACATTAAGGTCTATGAACTCCTGCGTTCTGGCTAATATATAATCTGGATTAACAGCGGGTAATAGGTTTGGATTTGTGATCTGGGCCATTCTACGCTGATATTCTCTCCACCATTCTGTGTTCCTAATCTGTGTAAGGATACGCTGACTGGCTTGTTCTAAGTAATCGTTGATCTCGGATTCTGTTAAATCTTCATTGGCTTCAAAAACGCGACTATCACGCTGAGTGACATCTTCATAAGTTGCGAAACTTACAAATGTTTTATAACTGTATATAAATGCTGTATTCATTGTGATAGTCCTTTAGATTAATTTAGCAATTAAGGGTTGATGCTTGAGTCAAATGCCAAGTAGCGACCATAGTTATTCTGTAGGATACCTGTGCCATAGTATGCTGAACATACAATGTCATCACCCAAGAAACTTGCACGGCGTTGTGTCTCGATAGAGATATCACCAATCATACCTAGACCAAATGCATCACGGTGGAATACAGCACCAGGAATGTCACCGGCTGTGCCGTTGTTAGCAATGTTAGATGTTTCATAAACTGGGATACCAGCGATCATACCAACGAAGCCCATACGCATTGCTTCGTTAGAAACATCGCTGTAAGCGCCTGATGTGAATGGTGTATTACCTTGAGTTGTCAATGCAGCCTTCAAGTCATAAGCAATTTCTGGGTGCAATACGCAGACCATGCCTTCTGCAGGAACAGCGGCAGCCTTCAATTTAGCAACTGCTTGGAAGATTGAAGCGGCTGTGATTTGACCACTGAAGTCACCGAAACCTGCGTTTAGTTGGCTGAATTTTGCTGTCAAGTCTTGGTCCATTTTGCGAGCAACTGCTTCGCCAAATAAACGACCTAAGTCAGCAACAACATTACTTGCACTTGCTACACGAGCAAAGTCAGTTAACAATGTGCGGATAGCAACTGGACTAACTGTTAATGTGCCTAGGCTTGTAGTTACTTCTGTGTTATCAACTTCATTACCTTCAGTGATTGCGGCAGCACTCTGTGTTGGATAAATTGGAACTTGAACAACTTTACCTTGTCCAGGAGACAAAGTGTAATTTTTTACTAGACCACGCATAATACTGCGCTCGCTAGCAACGAACATCGCTTCTTGAACGATTAGGGGTAGCAAGTCGTTTAGACTTGTTGTGGTTGATGGACCGATTGCCATAATATATTTCCTTTAATGAATTTTATCTTAATCCCGCAGTTTTTCTATATTCTGCGTAGATTTTTCTGTCAGCGGGATTTTTCATATCTAGTTTACTAATATCAACTTTACTTGTAGCGTTGCCTGTGACATTGCTTCGAGTATTAGTTGTGGCAGGTGCTGCCGACACAAAATGCGGATTGCTTTGTAGCCACGATTGGACAAAACTATCTACACTTACGGGTTTGCCGCTGTCATCGTAGCGAACAACACCTTTTTCATCTAATACTTCTACTTCACCTTCCGGACTTAGTCTAACTTGATTACGAATCAATGCTTTGACTTGATCTGGATTAACAGCACGATAACGAGCTGCCGCATCTACTATAGGAGTTTCTACTTTGAAACTTTCTATTACTCTATCCCTCTTTTGAATTTCTGCATCCTTCTTGGCTGCTAATTCTTGTATAACACGATCAAACTCTCCACGCTTTAGTTGTTGCTCTTGTTGAATCTTTTGATGCTGACTAACGATTTCTCGTAGTTGCTCTGGATCACCAAGTTCTTCATACTTGCTTGAGTATTTCTTTTCTAGTTGACTTTTGGTCTTTGCTAGAATAGCATTTACTTCTGCCTGCGTAAAAGTCTTTTCTGTTGCCTGA